TCCTCCTTTGTAGGGTAGTAGATACTATTACTGCCAAAAAGTCTACATAAATTTTGACTCCAGTTTTTTTGGCAGTACGGAAAGTTTTTATTTGATGTTATTTAATTACGATGTATAGTAAAAAATATCCGACACGACAAACAGGTTGGATTATGAACTTAAGGTATTTTTATGAATATTGAAATTGATGCAAAAAAAGTAGTTACTGACTTCGGTGGTATGACAATGACTGCTAGACTCCTAACGGAGAATGGGTTTCCTATTACTAGAGATGCAGTCGATAAATGGAGGAGAGCAAAGCGTATTCCTCTATCACACTTCGCTAGACTAGCTTTAATTGCCAAAGATCGTGGTCAAAGATTTGATATTTACGATTACATTAAAACAAGCGAGGGTAAGAAAGATGGACAACGGTAAAAGTGTTTTTACAAAATTAAGAGGATTGTCAAAAAAAGACAATAATACATCACTAAATACGCTAAGAGAGGATATTAAAGAAGGTAATCCAGCAAGTGTGTTTAAATTGCCTAATGATAATTTCAATCATTCGGTTAAGCATCATGAGGACATACAAGAAATAGGTGATGAATTAAATAGTATTGAGCGCGTTTTTATGAACGAACACGCTATGCACCTAATAGACCTTCTTACTGGTTACGTTAAAGATAAGAACCTATCTAAAACAACAAGATACTTTGCGCTGGAGCAAGTTTTCAGAAGTAGCGTCACAAAAGAAATTTTCGAAAAACATTTATCAGAAGAAGAGTGTGAAATACACACTAACCGAGCATTAGACTATCTGTTTGCTTGCATGACTCCAAACCGTATATTACAAGCTACACCCTGTTCTTGTTCAAATCTGGAAGACCACTAATGAGCGTTTGGGGTATAGATCCAGGAATTAATGGAGCATTAGTTCATTTCAATCCAGTAGAGGGTGAGATCGACATACATGATATGCCGATTATGGAGGTTCGTGGAAAGAAAACTGTATCCCCAAACTTAGTATGCCAAATACTTAAACAGCATAATTCACCAGCATATATTGAACGAGTCCACGCAATGCCAGGGCAAGGTGTTACCTCGATGTTTAACTTTGGCAAAGGGTACGGAATAATATTAGGTGTTCTTGCTGGTCTGGAATACAAAATAACAACCGTACCACCGACAGAATGGCAGAGAAAAGTAGCAATGCCAAAAGGTAAAGACGGATCGAGAGAACGCGCTTGTCAGCTTGCACCAAACTATTCACAATCTTTTGCTAGAAAAAAAGATAACGGCAGATCGGATGCTTATTTAATCGCCTACTATGGTTTTTCTTATGCCGATAATGTATGATATGTCGGTCAACACTATTATAAATTGAAAGTACATGAACGGATTTCAGCTACATAAACTTAAAAACGTAAGTGTTTCTCAGATTGGTAAGTTCAGAGAAGCTCCTAGTGCGTGGGCGTGTGACAAACTTGGTAAAGCAAAATTCCCAGCATCATTCCCTTTGCTCCAAGGATCAGCCGTAGAATCTGGGGTTGATTATGGCGTGTTTAATGACGGAACTATTGAGGATTGTGTTCGTATCGCAATAGATCGTTTCAAGTCACAAACAATGCTGATGAAGAATGTAGCTGAAGAACGTGAAAAGCGCATACCAATTATTGAGCGTATGGTTCAGTCAGCCGTTGAACAGCTTAAACCTTACGGCAGACCAGAAGAGCCTCCCAAGGGAAGTAAACAACATCAAATTAATATACCAGTACGTTTTGCAAAAGGTGATAACGGAACTATTGATTGCTTGGGTTACTTAGACTTTTACTACCCAGATCAAAATCTGATTGTAGATTTAAAAACGTCAAAAAATGCACCAAGAGGATGGTCTTTACAACACGGCATACAAGCGTCGGTTTATCAACGAGCGATTATGTCGGCTACTGGTACGATGCCAAAAGTAAAGTTTCTGTATGTTCTTTCACGACAAAAAGATCCTTGGATGTGGTTAGAGCTAGAAGATCCTAGCTACTATTTGGAAAGTTTTAAGAACACAGTAATACAAATGGAAAAGTTATTAAGTCTGTCGAGCAATCCAGCAGACCTAATTGCTGCCCTCCCCTATAACCCAGACAGTTTTTATTGGAACGATGCCCAAGAAATTGCAACGAAATTTTACGGCTAGGAGAGCGATAATTGAAACAGAAGTCGATCTCGAAACGCGATGTACACACTCAACGCTCTGGTGGAATGTCCTCTTCCAGGCAATCGTTGACTCCACGAACCTCGAAAACCCAAACGTCACAAGAAGCAATCAAGCAAAAGAAGCTATCAAATGGATTTTTGAGAACCGAAAAGATTTTGAAACTGTCTGTGGTCTGTCAGGACTTGATCCAGACTATTTCAGAAGTCGTGCCAAGAAATACATCAAGGCACAGTACTCTGCCGAACTCCTCGGCTCGGTGTTCGCCACTCACCGAAAGAATTTGTGGCGATATAATAAATCATAGGAGATTTAAATAATGCCTTTAAAACTTTTAAATACGTCAGGTGGAAATGCTTTCGTAAGATACTCTATTGAGGATAATATGTGGCTAATGTCTACTCCAGAAGGAGAGCCACAAGATGTGACTGATGCAATCATGTCGAACCCAATTTATATTGATATTGCTAACATACAAATGGGATGGCTAAAATTAACTGGGGGTAGAGATTGGGTTGTGTGGGAAGACAACGACCCAGCAAAGACTCCAAAGCCGTCCGATGCACACAAACAAGGTTTTGCTGTTCAGATGTACAGCAAGAAAGTGTTTGGCGAGGATGAGCCACAAAGAGAATTTAACTCAAGCCAAGTAGGTATGCTGGAGTTTGTTAAGAAGCTCTACGATGAACTGGAGGACAGTTTTGAGGACGGAAAAGCAGCCGTTGTTCAATTAACTGGTGCATCGAGAGTTAAGATTGGTAAAGGAAGTAGCCGAATACCAACATTTAAATTCATGGGTATGAACACAAATCCGATTGAACATCATGTAGAGGAAGAAGCTCTACCCATACAAGAACAAGCTAAGGTTTCTGCTCCCTTAGCTAGTACCACCAAATCCGACGACGTCAATTTCGACGAAATCTAAGGTGGTTTTGGGAGGAGGTTTTATAATCCTTCCCTCCTCCCTTTTTTTTGAGGGCAGACAATGAAAACAAAAGCAGAATGGGCAAAATACTGGGCAGATAAAGGCTTTAGCGTAATACCAGTACACTATGTAAAAGAGGATGGTAGCTGTAGCTGTGCTATGGGATCGGCTTGTCCGAGTCCAGGGAAACACCCAGCACATAGCAAATGGAAAATATATCAAGAAAAGAAAGCCGATGAGCATACGCTGGATATGTGGTTTAAAGGTCGGTTTGAGAGTTATAATATTGGAGTCGTTACTGGTAAGGTCAGCGATAATATATTTGTTGTCGATGTTGACGTTGGCGAGGGCAAAGATGGCGACGATAGTTTAAATACATTAGAATTAGAGAATGACGATCTACCAGCAACACTAGAACAAGTTACTGGATCTGGTGGTCGGCATTACTTTTATAAAGCACCAGACAATCACCAAATACATACTGGAGCAAACACGCTTGGATCTGGAATAGATACAAGAGGAGAAGGTGGATTTGTAGTCGTTGCGCCAAGTGTACACAAATCTGGTGGATCATATAGCCTTGTAGAGCAAACATGTGGAGTCGAAGTTAGTCCAGTATGGCTATCGGATCTGTCGAGCGAGAGTCATTTTCAACTCAATGGATCTGGTAATGGACTCAATGGTGCTGTCAAAGATCGCTGGGGTGATCTCGTTGATGGCAGAGAGTCTTACATGGTTACTGTCATACTGGGATCTATACGAACATGGTACGCAACAAAAGGCGACCTTCCTACGTTACAAGAATTAGTTGACGAAGCCTACCCAACATACGAAATGAGAGCAAAAGCAAGAGGTGATACCCTAGACGAAGATGGTCGAGGGCTAGAGCTGTTCACATACAAATGCAAATACCAGTTAAAACGTGCCAACAACAACCAACTGAAGATACTTCATGACGTTGTTCCTGGCTCAGAAGATTCGTTGCCGAATGGCTTTTCCTCCCCTAGTGCAACGGATAGTGAGGGGGGCAAAGTGTCTGCCAATACCAAAGCTCCCCTCGTTTTAACAGATTGGGGCGTGAAAAGATTTACTGGAGAAGCTCCGGCACAAGAATGGCTTATCGAAAACATACTGCCTAAAGGTATTCCAGGACTAATTGCTGCAATTGGTGGCCTTGGTAAGTCCTACATAATGCTTGATCTAGCAATGAAGGTAGCTGGAGGAGATCGAGGGATGCACCAAGAAACTGCGTTGGGTGGTAAGGTGGTCAGCAATGGAAAGGTTGTCTTTCTGGGTGCTGAAGATAGTGCCAACAGTTTGCACCGACGGATTCAAAACATTGCTGGGGTCAACTTACTTGATCGCGCGAATGGAAACTTGTTTGTCGTTCCTATGCCTGACGCTGGTGGAGTCGTGCCGTTTATCCAAAGTGTTATGGGTCAGTACACAAGTACTCTGCATTACGAGAATATAAAGAAGCAACTCATAGCAATGGATAACCTATCGCTGGTCATTATAGATCCGTTACAAGCTTTTGCGCATGCCGATATCAATACAGATCCAGCAGCAGCTCAGTTCTTTTGGTCTGAGATGGCTGAATTATGCTCTGTGACAGGTGCTAACGTACTTGTAGCTCATCATATGCGTAAGGAGGGTACGTTTAATATACGCAAGTCTGTGCAAGCTAGAGAGTCAATACGAGGTACGACAGCTCTCGTAGATGGAGCAAGATGGGTTTATGGACTCTGGCAAATGCCTGAGAGTGACGAATTAGTCGTAGCACAGAAGCTTGGGTTCGAGT